GATATATGTGACGACTTTAGTTGGAAGACTAGAAAGAACTATACTCTCGGTCACGGAATAGAACGAATCGGTATCTATGAAAAAGAAGAGTTAGACTTTAAGACTCACCCAGTACCTATGTAATTGAGGTGTCGGCGGTAAAGTCACTAGTCATGTCCATTATCTTGTACGTAAATCTAAAATAGTAATCGTCATCTACTGTCTTACTGTATGTGTTCAAATTATGATAAGTACCAGTACTTTCTGGTTTAAGTAGTAATGGTTTGTTAGGATAAGCTCTAACCTGAGTTGCAGGAGCATCTCTTACAATAATAGTATCGACTGCACCAGCGGCTACAAATACATTATTAATACTATGGTTTAAATATTTCTTTTGAAAAGTGGCGAACGTGTTATACTTACCACCGGTTGCGCCATAACCTGAAACAGTATTTGCCGGAGCTTCAATTACTAGTTGCAAACTATTGCCCCAACCTGCCTGAAACACGCCGTTAATCATTGGTGTCCATGTGCCTCTATCAATAAAGATTTCAAGTTCTCTTATTATAAGTACTTTATTCGGACCAGGTGCAGGTATTAACTCAAGCCATGTAGATGCAGTCATCGTCATTGCTTGTGCTCGAGCACCACTAACTTTTACTACAATAATCTTTTCGTCTTGAACCATTGTGCCATCATCTTTAAAGGCAGCAGTTGTTCTTACAGATGTTGTAGTTGGAAAATCCGCACCTTCATATGCAGTAGATTTAAATGTTCCATTTCCAAGAAAGGAGTTCTCAGTAGAAAGGTCTGTCGTTGATTGTATTCCACCAATAACTTTTACAGAAGGGCTACCTTGAGTATGACCAGTTACTCGCATTCTTTCTCTAAATATTGGGGTGGAGGATGCGGCCGATTCAGAAGATATGCTAAATATTAAATCATGCCGGGTACTTGTGGTCTGACGTAAAGTATGGATTCGTGCTGCGGTGCCTACTGTGGTAGTACCATCTCGAACTGTTGTAACATGGTCTTTAAATAATATACCGGTTTCTTGATTGCTGGCATTGGCTTTTTGTTCTAAAATTAAATTATCGCCTGATGCAGTTAGTTCAGATAAAATATTTCCTTTTACCTTAAAATTGTCGTATGCAGTAATTCCTGCATCTCCACGTAAACTAAGTGTACCGGAGCCAGCATTTAAACTAACATCATCACTTGGGGTGAAGTTTATACCAGACGTTAAAAACGCGGAGGAATTTCCACTGCCAGTGTTACCAGCAATAAAACTTACTGCACTGTTACTTGCTTTTAATTCAAGATAATCTCCATTGGTGGCTGGTTCATTAGTTAATTTTAATAAAGGATTAGTACCACTTGTAGATATATTACCTGCAACTGTTAAAGATGTTAAAGCACCTACACTCGTAATGCTAGAAGAACCCGCCGCAGGAGCATAATCACTTGAAGCAGTAGTTGCTGCAGTACCTAATCCAAGAGTTGTTCGTGCGGACGCTGCATCTGCGTCATCAATTAGCGTACCACCAAATGTACTTACTGCAGAAGCTGCCAGTGCGTTATCTGCTTTCGTACCTTGAGCTGCAGTAGCATAATCACTTGAAGCAGTAGTTGCTGCAGTACCTAATCCTAAATTAGTTCTTGCAGTAGCAACATTTGCTAAATCTGACAGGTTGCTCGCGATCACCAATTTTTCTCCAATCGATGTAGCGGTTGTAGTAGCAAAACTGGCGTCATCGCCTAAAGCCGCGGCCAATTCATTTAAAGTGTTTAATGCTTCTGGAGCAGAATTAACTACACCCGCAACTTGAGCATCTACATAAGTTTTATTTGTAAGATGATTACCACTCGATGGAGTTGTTGCTACATTAACATCTCCACTTACTGTTAAAGATGTTAATGTTCCAACACTCGTAATATTCGGTTGAGCAGCAGTTTGAATAGTTCCAGTGTATGTACCTGTTAAAGCACCAAAAGAACCTGTAGAACAATTTATTAAACTTGCATTTATATTACCACCATCAGTAATATCTTGGCCGCCCATATTTAGAGTACCGCCCATAACTAATGCAGTTAATGTACCTACGTTTGTAATATTAGGTTGAGCTGCGGTTGAAATTGTACCAGCCAATGTGGCTCCAGTTATACTTCCGCTTGCTGCGATATTTCCTGTAACATCTAATGCTTGAGCTGGTGAGGTCTTGTTAACACCAAAGCTGCCTGTGCTAATAAATGTATTCCCATCAGGCTTGAATTTTATAGTGCTTAAAACAGAACCACCTTTTTTCAATTCTAATTTAAAGTTCTTTTCGCCTTCACCTGAATCCGTGTTACCTTCGTATGCTATTCCAAATTCATTATCAGCAGAAGCGGCGTGTTTAATTCTTATACCTCCACCATTGAAAAATCCTTGTTGAATTTCTAAACCTGATGAAGCCGATACCCCCGTAAGTTTTAGTTGTCCACTTGATGTTAAAGATGTTAATGTTCCAACACTCGTAATATTCGGTTGAGCTGCAGTTCCAAGAGTTCCTGTAACAGAACCAGTGAAAGTGGGGTCAGTAAACATCGTAGCCTTTGACTCATTAGTAACATTACCTAAACTTACTTGAGTAGCTGTTACACTATGAGGATTATTTGTTAGCCCTTCGTGCGTAGTTAATGACGAAGATGCTGCAATTCCTGCTTCGGCTAAAGTTTGATTTATAAAATTGCCTGAACTTGAAACTAATAATTCACCATCTGCTAATGAAGTGAGTGTAACATCATTCATTTCAGCAATGGTGTCTTCGCTTTGAACTGCGCTAGTAACAAATTCTGTAGTAGCAATCTGTGTTGTATTTGTTCCAGCCGCTGCTGTTGGTGCAGTAGGAGTTCCTGTAACAGTTAAATCTCCTACAGACAATGTGGGTAACGTTCCAACACTCGTAATATTTGGTTGAGCTGCGGTTTGAATAGTTCCAGTTAAATTTCCGGTAACATCACCAGTTAAATTTCCTATTACGTTTCCTGTTAAATTAGAAGTTAAAGCTCCTGTTATTGTAGCCGGTCCATTGTGAGTCATTAACCCATTTGTAGTTGGGTTAACAGTACGAGCTGTTATATTAACTCGAGAAGGTATTATCTGTGCTGATGGATTAACTGCGGCAGATACGCTTGAATTTGATGTGCTAACAGATGCTTTAATATTTGTCATTATAATTCCTTAGTAAGCTTCATCTATGTTCGATTCAGCTGTGCCACCACTTGTTGTACCATCACCCGCTGAGTCAGCACTAGCTGTTGAGCTAGTATCACCGGCTGAAGTTACAATACCAGTACCACCTAATGGGTATACATGAACATATCCAGCTTTCGCGTAAGTAACATGGTCCGCATATGTAGTTGCATCGTATTGTGCACCAGTAGTTGGGTGATACATTACATGAGAAACATAATTTTCTTCAGTATACTTAAATTCTATGCCTTCACCTAAAGGACTGGCTTGAGTAATGCTTTCAATGATTTCTATTTGGCCTTCTAAAATTCTTATAACTTCTTGAGGAGAATTTGATGTGTGAATTTCTATATCATACACATATCTTCCCGCTTTTAGTGCTGCGCAGTCCGATGCTGCTAAAGAAATAGTAATTGTGTCTTGGGCCGGCGCATTTTCAGATATAGCGCATGTGAACGATGTATATGATTGTGAGCTACGGCTCTTTCTAATCTTACCTCGAGCTGTATAACTATCTAATTGAAACAGACCAGCTTGTTGGTTGTCTAATTCAATGACACTTGAAAATGTGGTTCCTTGGTCTATCGTAAAGTTCGTGATTGTAGCCATTATAAATACCTTTGTAGAGTTATTATTATATACTCTATTTATAAGAAAATCACCCTAGAAAGGCAAAAGTAATGAGCATAGAATTTAATTCATACCTTGATGGTTTACCAATACATATTATAAAGTTAACAGAAGGTTCAACACTAATAGCCCACTTCATTGAGGACGACGGAGAAGAAACACTATTATCTAAACCCTTTGCTATGGAGGTTATGCCGTTTGAAGATTCTGGTAAATCTGAGCTCTTTATGCAGGAATGGTTATATGGAGCTGAAACTGAAGAAGTCATTATCAGTAACGATAAGATAATAACTCACGCTGTAGCGAGTAGAAAACTAAAGAAGTTTTATTCTAAAGTATTACTTCAAGAGAAAATCTCTGGCATGGTTGATGAGATGCAAGACTTAAAGATACCAAATATGACTGATGTATTTCAATCAATTATAGATGGTCTTGAACCTAAAGATTCAACAGAAGATGAAGACATACTTTCTCCTTGGCGGGATAGAATGCAATGGAGTCCGAAGAGTGATACACCAATAGAGGACGACGATGAGGAGTTCCCCTTTTAAGTTGATTTAATTATTATACCAAATACGTCAACGGTTGTAAAGGAAAAAATTAACAAAAAAGGCGAATTATGTTATTTACATTTGCCTTATATTATGGTATATTATATATATGAAAAATGAAAAACTGAAACCTAAACAGAAACCTCATTATGTTAATAATAGAGATTTTTCTGAAGCGGTAGTAGAACATGTAAGAGCTACTAATGTAGCTATCGAAAATGGAACAACTGAACCAAACATACCTGAGTATATCGGTGAATGTTTTCTAAAGATTAGTGAAGGGCTATCACACAAACCAAACTTCGTTCGATACACTTATCGTGATGAAATGGTGATGGATGCAGTAGAAAATTGTATCAAGGCTATTAACAACTATAACATCGAAGCAGCGACACGTACAGGTAAACCCAATGCATTCGCGTACTTTACACAAATATCCTACTTCGCATTCTTGCGGCGTATAGCTAAGGAGAAAAAACAACAGGATATCAAGATGAAATGGATTGAGGAATCTGGTATGGAGGCCTTTGCAGATGTAGGTAGTGGTGGATTTGAGGGAGACAGTATAGTCGAAAGAATAAAAAATCGTATTCATACTGTTAAAGCTAAAGACCAATCACTAAAAGAATGGGCCAATGAACACGGACTCAGCACTCGCAAAAAGCGTAAAACTAAATAATGAAGTTAGCAATAATTAATGACACTCATTGTGGTGTCAAGAATGGCAGTGACGTGTTCTTAGATAATGCAGAAGACTTTTACTCAAAGGTATTCTTTCCTTATCTAGAAGAGCACAGCATAGATACTATATTACACCTTGGAGACTATTATGACCATAGAAGATTTGTTAATTTTAAAGCTCTTGAACGAAATCGACATATGTTCCTTGACGTTATTCGGTCTAAAGGTATCAATATGTCTATTGTTCCTGGTAACCATGATGTTTATTATAAAAATACTAACGACCTTTGTTCTTTAAAAGAGCTCCTTGGTCACTATACTGATTGTGTTAAAATATATATGGAGCCAACCGACTTAGAAGTTGAAGATGGCACGATTGGTTTAGTCCCTTGGATATGCCCTGAGAATGAAAAAGAATGTATGGACTTTATTCAGAACACTAAGTCTCAAATTCTTATGGGTCACTTTGAACTAGCTGGCTTTAAGTTCATGGCCAATGCTAGTATCAAATCACATGGTATGGGTACTGAAATCTTCAATCGATTTGATTCAGTATACTCTGGGCACTATCATACAAAGTCAAGTCAAAGTAATGTTACTTATCTTGGCACTCAAGTTGAATTAACTTGGTCTGATGCACACGACCCAAAGTACTTCCATATCTTTGACACTGAAACCCGTGAGATGACTCCAGTGAGGAATCCATACACATTGTTCCGTAAGCTATATTACTCTGATGACGAACAATCAGAATACTCAGATATACACGGTAAGTATGTAAAGATTATCGTATCTGAAAAAACTAACGCGTACGAGTTTGATAAATATGTAGATAGAGTACAAGCTCTTAACCCAGCGGACTTAAAGATTGTAGAGAACTTCGGAGACTTATCAGCAGAGACTATCGCCGATGAAGAAATCAATCTTGAAGATACGCAGACATTGCTCAACACATATGTTGATGCTATTGAATCTAAATTAAGTAAAAGAAAATTGAAAAACATTCTAAGCGAGCTTCATACGGAAGCATTAGAAATAGAAGCTATATGATTAAATTTGAATCTATCGAGTACAAGAACTTTCTCTCGGCCGGTGACAAACCAACTAAAGTATACCTATCAGGTCATAAGACCACATTGATAGTAGGAGCCAATGGCTCAGGTAAATCTACAATGTTAGATGCTTTGTCCTTTGCCCTTTTCGGAAAGGCTCATCGTAATATTAATAAGCCTCAGTTAGTTAATAGTATTAACCAAAAGAAGACCGAAGTATCAGTCGAGTTCACTATTGGTACTACTAATTATAAAGTAATAAGAGGAATCAAACCAAACAAGTTTGAGATATGGCGTAATGGCGAGATGTACAATCAAGAGTCACACGCTCGTGATTACCAAAAGGTGTTAGAGAACAATATTCTTAAGCTTAACCACAAATCATTTCACCAGATTGTAGTGCTAGGTTCATCTAACTTTATTCCTTTTATGCAATTACCTTCTCATCACAGACGGGAAGTGATAGAGGACTTACTCGACATTGGTATCTTTACAAAGATGAGTCATGTTTTAAAAGAGAAGCTTACTAAGCTACGCAATGAGATTGGATACAGTGATACTCAGATTGAACTACAAAGACAGAAGATAACACTTCAAGAATCTCACATTAAAGAACTTCAATCGATTGACGAAACCAAGACAAAAGAAGTAGAAGATGAAATTACTGAGCTGAATGACCAAGCCAAAGCCTTGAATGAGCAGAACGATGTATTAAGAGAACAACTTATAACGGAGGTAACAGAAGATGATATTACTAAACTACGAAACAAGCAAAATGAGCTTAATAAGTTCGAAGGGCAAATGCAATCGAAGGCTGAAAGATATAGGGCGGAAGAAATCTTCTTTACTAACAATGCAACTTGTCCAACCTGCACTCAACAGATTTCCGACGAAATTAAATCTGAAGCACTATCAAAAGCTGGACGAAAACTTAATGAGTTGGCGGAAGGTAAAGAGGCTTTACAATCAGAGCTTGGTAAGACTGAAGAACTATTCAATACAACTCAAAAAGAGTTGGTTCGAATAAGAAACGTAGGTCAAGAAATAAACGAGAACGCTGGTAAGGTAGCCACATTGCTATCTAGAGTTCAGACACTCCAAGAAAAGCTTGGTAAGACTAATGATACATCTGAAGCCGAAAAGTCTCTTACTAAATTATATGAGATGTTGAATCAACACTCTAAAGACCATGCTGAATTTACTGAGATGCTAAGTTACTCACAGGCAGTTGATGAACTACTAAGAGATGGTGGAATCAAGTCAAAGGTTATTAAGCAATATCTGCCTGTGATTAACAAGCTAATCAATCAGTATCTACAGGTTCTAGACTTCTTTGTACTATTCAACATTGACGAATCATTCAATGAGACTATCAGGTCTAGACACAGAGATGACTTTTCATACTCAAGCTTTTCAGAAGGTGAAAAGTCCCGTATCGACTTATCTCTAATGTTTACCTGGAGACAGATCGCTCGTATGAAGAATTCAACCAATACGAATCTACTGATATTAGACGAGACCTTTGACTCAAGTCTAGATACCGATGGTGTAGATAATCTATTGAAGATACTTAGCACCCTAGACGAAGACACAAATACCTTTATTATATCCCATAAGGCGGACGTTTTGGACGGTAAATTTGAGAATAAGCTGATGTTTGAGAAGGTCAATAACTTCTCCAAGATGAAAAGTGCATAAGTCCTTGCGGCCGTATCACTTATAAAAACTTTCGGAGTTTTTAAAACTTTTTATTAAGTTCCTTGCTGCCAATGGCTTACACAAGAGGATTTTATTGTACAAATGTGCCAAAATATGGTATAATAGTAGTAGAAAGAAAGGGAAAACTATGAAAAAAATAATACTAGAAACAGTCGTCGCCTCCTTGATAGGAGCACTATTTGGAGCCATGTTTTACTATGGCTTGGTAATATCAGTCCCCGTTTAAACTATGGAAAACGTAATAAACTACATCATCGACTACAAAGGATATGGCAACATGTTCCAACTCACAAACGTTCGAACTGGCGAGTGTAACGACTTGGTTCGTTATCAGGCGCTGGACTACTACGTAAACCTTCAACACAAGACTTTTTTCTCAGTTCGAGCAGACGTTTCGCTTCGGGCAGTAGAGCAACACGAGGTAATATAATTATGGCAAAAAAAATCGTACAAACACAATATCGCGAAAACTATGGCTCCCACGACTGGGACGGAACTGGAGAATGCCCTCAGTACTGGAAGAACAAGGGTGGAGAAACCTATGTGGTTTATGGCTCTGAGGAGTCTACTTCGAGCGGGGTAATTAACAATACCATTGCGTACTCAAGTGAGTATTCAGAAGAGCGTATTATTAGCATCGAAGATTATTCAGAATGGCATGAAAATACCATTTGGGAACCTTGGCAAGAACGAACATATTTAGCCATTTGTGAAGATGGCACCATCGTAAGAGAGCGACATAGCGGAACTGAAGACTTACGTCGAGGCCTAAAGCGTTACAAACATTCTTGGATATTTCCTAATGTTGAAGCAATGCGTTCAGGTGATTCGAAGCACTATAGTGTTCAGTATGTCTTTGAAGATGGACATGAAGCGAACTCCGAAGAAGAGGCTCTAGCCCACTTCGAAGCGATATCTGCATAACCTGTTGCGGTCGTATCACTTATGAAATTTTTATATTTTTTACATGTTTTTTACCAAACCGTTGGTAACAAAGGGCTTGCGAATCAAGAAAACAGTAGACAATTTGACCAAAATATGGTATAATATAACTATGATAAGGGAAAAAACAATTAGTAAAGAAATCGTTATCGATTTGACAGGGCCAGATGGAAACGCATTTGCTCTTTTAGGAACAGCTATTCGACTTGGAAAGCAGCTGGGATTAGACACAGATATAATCACATCAGAAATGAAGACTGGTGATTATGAGAATTTAGTAGAAGTCTTCGACCGTCACTTCGGGCACTTCATAATTTTAGAAAGGTAATATATGGCAGATAATTTAAAAACATTTATGGTAGATATCGACGGAACAATTTGTTCTCTCGAGCTCTACATCAACAAAGACGGGAGAATCGACAATGACGAGACCCGTGCGGTACCTTACATGGACCGAATCCAATACTTCAACGACCTTCACGATAAAGGTCACACAATCAATTATTACACAGCTCGAGGTTCGAGCACTGGCAACTACCACGCTAAACATGAGCTGACTAAGAATCAGCTAGATAAGTGGGGTGTCAAATACTCTAGCGTCAAGGTTGGTAAGCCACACTACGATGTTTGGATTGACGATAAGGCTCACAATGTAGATGAGTTTTTCAAATCAACCGCTAAAGAAGATGTTCTAAAGACTAAAGAGATAGTTTATTAATGGCAATCTCCATAGACACCAATGGCAACAAGCGAGAACGAGAGCTAATTGAATCTCTCGCGTATTATTGTATACAAAAGATGATGCCTCGAAAGAAGAACCTTGAGATTGATATCATACAAGTTACGAATCTTAAAGACACAGATGGTGACTGGGCTAATTGTATCGACACCGAAGATTTGAATACCTTTGAAATCAAAGTCGAGCGACAGATGTCACTTCGTAAAAAGCTACTATCTGTAGCTCATGAGTTGGTACATGTAAAACAATTTTCTCGAAAAGAATTAGAACACACCGAGTCAATTTCATATTCAACGTGGTATGGTAAGCGATATCGTACTACAAACAAGTATTGGGAATTACCATGGGAAATCGAAGCGTATGGTATGGAACTAGGATTATTTAATCAATGGATTGACGACAAAAAGATTAAAGGTAACTTTATAAACGACCCGACTTAAAGCAGTTATTCTTATAAATAGTATTGTTAGATTAGAGCGATTTAACAATTTATTTTTATGGGAACACTGTATGTCAATTAAAACTTTTAAGATACACGAAGACGAAACAAAATCAGATATACCATCTGGTTTAGTGCATGTAGGTGGAGGCGGTTACGCTAAAAGAAAAGGTGAAGAACCCACTCACCGAAGAGACAAGAAGACTGGAAAAGTACTTCCTATAGCAAAATCCGAGCCTAAAGATAAGGCTACTAGTGCTCCTAAAAAGTC